GGGCCGATGATGAGCGTATGTTTCAGCATCTCTGGAGGTGCGTGCCATGTCGGTGATGCTTGCGAAGAACTGGTCAGGCAGCGACCCGGCCGGCTGGTGGATGAGCGAGAAGCTCGACGGCGTGCGTGCGGTGTGGGACGGCTACACGCTGGCGACGAGGGCGGGCAACGAGATCAACGCCCCGGCGTCGTTCGTGTCGTCGCTGCCGCGTGGCGTCAGCCTCGACGGGGAACTGTGGGCCGGGCGTGGCACGTTCCAGAGCGTCGTCGGTGCGTACCGCCGGATTGATGCTGAGTCGTGGCGGCCGATTCGGTACGCCGTGTTCGACGCCCCGGCCGCGGCTGGCGGTTTCGAGGAGCGGCAGCAGCTGCTGCGTGACGTGCTGACCGGAAGCACCGGCCCTGCGTTCGTGCTCGAGCAGCAGCGGTGCGGCGGCCGTGACGAGCTCGCTGCCGTGCTGTCCAAGATCGTGCGGGCAGGCGGCGAAGGCGTGATGCTCCGCGAGCCGGGTAGTGCGTACCAGCCGAAGCGGTCGGCCTCGCTTCTGAAGGTCAAGACGTTCTTGGACGCTGAGGCCACGGTGATCGGGTACGAGCCGGGCACGGGCCGCAACCGCTCCAGCGTTGGTGCTCTGGTGGCACGGATGCAAGATGGCACGGTGTTCCGTGTATCGTCAGGGCTGACGGACTCGCTGCGGCGTAAGCCGCCACGGGTTGGCACCGTGTTTACGTTCAAGTTCCAGCAGATGACAGACGCCGGCGTGCCACGGTTTCCAGCGTTCCTGCGGATAGCGTGATGGGTAAGGGACGAAAGCCGACGCCTAAGCCGATTCTTAAGCTCCGGGGCTCTCGCGTTAGAGGCCCGCATAAGAGCGGCATTGAGGCACCGGCGGGCATTCCTGAGCCGCCTAACTACCTGTGCGAGATCGGCCAGGCTGAGTGGCAACGTATCGTGCCGATGCTTGAGGCGTCCAAGGTGATGAGCATGCGGCACCAGCACACGCTGGCCGCCTACTGCGACGCCCTGGCCGACATGGTGAAGGCCGAAGCGGAACTGAAGCAGCAAGGGGCCACGTTCATGGACGACAAGGGTAGGGTGATGAATCACCCGGCCTGGTATCGGAAGAAGGACGCCCGCCTGCACATGCTGCGGTTCGCCGAGCAGTTTGGCCTCACGGCGTCCGCTTTGGCGAGAGTCTCTGCCGTTGAGCAAGCAGCGTCCAACGACGACGAAGACCGCCTCATGTTCGGCTGAGAAGCCGTGCAATAAGTGCTCCTCGTGCCTGGCGGTGCGGTTCTTTGAGAAGCACCTGACGCACGCCAAGGGCGAGCTCGGCGGCAAGCCGTTCCTGCTCCAGCCGTGGCAGCGTGACTACCTGCGGGCGTTGTTCGCTGAGGACGCCGGCCGGCGAAAGGTACGCACGTCGCTTCTGGCACTGCCCCGCAAGAACGGCAAGAGCACGCTGGCGGCGGGAATTGCTTTAAGGTGCCTGCTCGAGGATGAGCCCGGTTGCGAAGTGTACTCCTGTGCTGCCTCAAGAGATCAGGCACGGCTGGTCTTCGATACCGCAAAGATCGCCGTCGAGCAGTCGCCGGTTCTTCGGCAGCATCTCAAGGTCTACCGCAATGCCATCGTGAGGGATTCCACGCACGCCACATACAAGGCACTTTCTGCCGAGGCTGGAATCCAGCACGGTCTTTCGCCTCACGCCGTGATTTTTGACGAGCTCCATGTGAGCAACCGTGAGATGTGGGAGGTGATGCTGTCGGGCCAGGGGGCCAGACGCAACCCGCTCACGGTGGCGTTGACGACGGCGGGCCACGACAAGAAGTCGGTGTGCTGGGAGGTGTGGAAGTACGCCGAGGCTGTCCGCACCGGGGCGATCAAAGACGAGACGTTTCTGCCGGCGATCTACTGTGCCGATCCTGCAGCCGATTGGAAGGACGAGAAAACGTGGGCTGTTGCCAATCCGAATCTCAGCGTTTCAGTAAAGCTCGACTTTCTCAGAAGCGAGTGTCAGCGGGCGGTTGAGATGCCTGCATACGAGAACACTTTTAAGCAACTTTACTTGAACTGCTGGACAGAGCAGGATACCCGCTGGATTGCGATGCATAACTGGGCGAAAGGCAACACGCCGTGCCCGGTGCCACTTGCCGGCCGTGACTGCTTTGCCGGGCTCGACCTGGCCACGACGTTCGACACGACGGCGTTCGTGATTCTGTTCCCACTGGACGACGGCACCTTTTGGGTGGAGCCGCACTTTTGGATTCCTGAAGAGAACCTGCACCAGCGAGTCCGTAGGGACAAGGTGCCGTATGACGTGTGGCAGCGGAAGGGCCTGCTTCACGTCACACAGGGCAACGTCACGGACTACTCGCAAGTGCGTGCCGACATCAACGACCTGGCCAAGAAGTACGGGTTTCGGCAGATAGCTGTGGATCGCTGGAACTCGACTCATCTCACGCAATTGCTGCAAGAGGACGGGTTGCCCGTTGTAGGTTTCGGACAGGGCTACGGCTCCATGTCAGCGCCTTCTCTTCAGGTCGAGGCATGGATTTGCGGCTCTAAGCTTTTGCACGGCGGCCACGAAGTGCTGACGTGGCAGGCAGGAAACGTGGCGATTCAGACAGACGGGCAGAACATCAAGCCGAGCAAGCAGCGAAGCCATGAGCGGATTGACGGCATTGTGGCTCTAGTGATGGCGGCAGGCGTCTACGCAACATCGTCATCAAACGCAGGCACCTGGGACATCATCACGCTATGAGCGAGACAGCCACCAACGACTACCGGATGCACGAGCTCCGTGGCATCGACTGGGGCGAGATGGGCGGTGGCCGCACGTCATCCGGCATCCGGGTGAACGCTGACACGTCGATGGCCTGCTCGGCCTACACGGCGTGCATCCGTGTCATTTCGGACTCGGTGTCGTCTCTGCCGCTGCATCTGTACGAGCGGGTGGCCACGGGCGGCAAGCGTAAGGTGCCCGAGCATCCGCTTTACCGCCTGCTGCACACGCAGCCGAATCCGTGGCAGACGGCTCAGGAGTTTCGGGATTGGATGACCGGGCTCTACCTGCACTACGGGGCGAGCTACGCCGAGAAGCGGCCCGGCCCCCGTGGCACGGTGGGCGAGCTCTGGCCGCTGCACTCGTCACGCATGGAGGAGGAGCGGCTAGAGAACGGCCAGATTCGCTACCTGTACCGTGAGCCGGATGGCCGGCAGACGGTGTACCGCCAGGAGCAGATCTTCGCCCTTCGGTACACGACGAGCGACGGCATCCACCCTATCCCGACGTACCGGCTGTTTTCAAACGTCATCGGCCTGTCGCAAGCACTAGAGGCCCATGCCGCCACGTACTTCGGCAACGGTGCCCGGCCCGGCATCGTGCTGGAGAGTGACAACCCGATTCCCGTCGAGGCGGCCGAGCGTCTGCGTGAACAGTGGGAGCGGATGCACCGGGGGCCGGATCGTGCCCACCGGACGGCTGTGCTGCCCAACGGCGTGAAGGCCCACGAGCTCTCGCAGAGCAACGAGTCGGCCCAGATGCTGGAAAGCAGGGTCTTCGCTGCCATTGAGTGCTGTCGGATCTTTCGCGTTCCCCCGCACATGATCCAGCAGTTGGACCGCAGTACATACAACAACATCGAAGTGCAGGGCACCGAGTTCGTGCAGCACTGCCTGCTGCCGCACCTTAGGCGGTGGGAAGCGGCCATCGCCCGTGACCTGATCGACGACGACGCGACGTACTTTGCCGAGCACAACGTCAGCGGACTGCTGCGTGGCGACCACGCGAGCCGTGCAGCGTATTTCGTGTCCGCGCTTCAGAACGGCTGGATGAGCGTGAACGAGATCCGTGAGATGGAAAACTTGAACCCGCTCGGCCCCGAGGGCGACAAGCACTTCATTCAGTTGAACATGACCACGCTGGAGAAGGCCGGCGAGGAGCCGCCTGCACCGGAGCCGGTGGCCGAGCCGCCCGTGGTCGAAGCCGAGGACAGCCCGGCCGACGAGCTCGAGGACGACGCCGAAACAGAGGAGCAGACCGATGGAGATTGAACGCCGGGACTTCGCCTTTGAGCACGACGACGAGCTCGTGATTGAGAGCCGTGCCGACGGCCGAGCCGCCATCGTTGGCTACGCCGCCGTATACAACCGGCTGAGCCTCGACCTGGGAGGGTTCAAGGAAGAGATCCTGCCGGGTGCGTTCGACAAGATTCTCGGCCGGCAGCGTGGCAAGGGCGACGTGGTCGCACTCTTCAACCATGACAGCAACATCGTGCTGGGCCGCACGTCCAGCGGCACGCTGGAGTTGTCCAGCGACGAGAAGGGCCTTCGGTACGTGGTGACGCCGCCCGTGAGCCGGGCCGACGTGCTTGAGCTCATCCAGCGGCGTGACGTGCGTGGCTCGTCGTTCGCCTTCACGGTGGACCCCAAGCACGAGTCGTTTCGCACCGGCGAGGACGGCAAGGCCGTGCGGCAGATCCGAGAGGTTTCGGGCCTGTACGACGTTGGCCCAGTGCTGGTGCCGGCGTACCCGCAGACGAGTGCCGGCGTGGCCATGCGTTCCTACGAGGCATGGCTTGCGTCACAGGGCGAGCCAGCGGCCCCGCCTGCTGTGCGTTCAGCCATGCGTGGCGTCGCCCAGGCGTGGGCCGCCATGCTGAGGCTTCGCAATGTCTGAGGCCCGCTGCACCTGCGGCGAGAAGTTGCGGTGCCGTTCTAGTCGTGCCTGCGGCGATGAACGGCAGCGGTATCTCCGTTGCCCGCGGTGCGGTGCTCGTGCGGTGGCGTTTGTGAAAACAACACTTTCGCAAGTCAGGTTCTGCAAGAGGCCGGGTGCGTAGCGGCACAGTGGACTCCATCGGCAATCACGCCGCTGGAGATCACACATGGACCGCCTCTCGACTCTTCGCGCCGAAGCCAACGACGTTGCCGAGCGGATTGACTCGCTCACGGCCCTGCAGACCGACAACCAGGCTGATCTCGAGTCCCGTGATGCGGAGCTCACCGGCCTGACCGAGCGGGCCCAGAAGCTCGCCGCCTCGATTGACTTCGAGGTCAAGGTGGTCGAGTCGGCCAAGAATCTCCGCAGCGTGGCCGAGCGTTGCTCGCCGGCCCCCGAGGTGCGTGCGGTCGAGAATCGCATCGAGCCGGTGCGGGACGGCCGCAAGCTCAAGGCGTTCCGCTCGCACGAGACGGCGTACCGTTTCGGGATGTGGCTGCGTGCCAAGTTCGCCGGCGACGACAACGCCCGGCGGTGGTGTGCTGACCACGGCGTCGAAAGCCGCACGATGGTCGAAGGCGTCAACAGCACCGGCGGCTTCGCCGTGCCTGACGAGGTGTCGAACGAGATCATCCGCAACGTCGAGACGTACGGCGTGGCCCCCACGGCCCTGCAGAACTTCTCGATGGCCAGCGACACGCTCATGATCCCGAAGCGGCTCACCGGCGTCACGGGTGCGTGGCTCGGCGAAGGCAGCGAGTTCACCTACAGCGACATGACCGGCACGCAGGTGCAGCTGGTCGCTCAGAAGTTCGGCGTGGCCACCAAGGTCAGCAACGAACTGTGGGCCGACGGCGTGGGTATCGCTGATCTCATCGCTACCGAGCACAGCCTTTCTGTGGCTCGCGCACTGGACGAAGCGGTCTTTACGGGAACTGGCACCTCGGCCTTCGGCGGCCACCACGGCGTTGCGGTCAAGATCGACACCGCTCCGTACACCGCCAGCGTGGCGACGGCGGCCAGCGGCAACACGAGCTTCGAGACGCTCGACAAGGAGGACTTCCTTGCCGTGCTCGCCAAGTGCCCCCGCTACGCCCTGCCTGGTGCTCGCTGGTACATCTCGCCGGCCGGCTACCACGCTGCGATGCAGCGGCTGGATCTCGGCCAGGGTGGCAACGCCAGCGTGGCACAGGGCTTCGGCCTCACGTTCCTCGGCTACCCCGTCACCCTCGTGCATGTGATGAACAGCACGCTCGGTGCGGATGCGTCGAAGATCAAGGTGCTGTTCGGCGACCTGGCCATGGCTGGTGCCCTCGGCCTGCGTCAGGGTTACGCCCTGCGTGTCAGCCAGGAGCGGCTGGTCGAGTATGACCAGACCCTCGTCACCGGCATCGTGCGTGCCAATGCGGTGTTCCACTCGCTCGGCTCGACGACCGAGGCGGGCCCGGTCATCGCGCTCAAGACGGCGTCCTGAACCTAGTTCCTTCCAAGGAGATCAGATCCCATGATCCAGATTGCGGCAACGAAGACGGACGCCAAGGCGGCGGCGAGTGTGGCGGCCTCGGCCACCCACAGCCACGAGATCGACACCTTGGGCTTCGAGTACGTTTCCATCGACGTGGTGTACTCGCCGTTCACGG